TAAAGTCGCGGAGAATGATCGAAAAAGAATGCTTGGACATAAGATAGGTGATATTACAAATGACACATATGGTCACCGGACATTGGAAGACTTAAGAAATGAGATTGAAAAAATAGAAATCAATTTGTTGTAAGTGTGTTGTAAACGGTTCGATTATTCTACCTGAAATCAATTCCTTTTTGATTGCATTTTATTCGACAAAAAGCCCGTGGTTGACACGTTTTTTTGAAGTTTTTGCGTCAACCACGGGAATCTTTGAAAATCAATAAATCTTAAAAATGCTTAAGATTTATGAACGGTTTTACGGGGTTTGTTGGCATTTTTGTTGTAAGTGTGTTGTAAATAGAATGTTTTTATTCAATAAGATTGATACAATATTCATCCCCTCAGAGAGCTGATCTCCGAGGGGATTTTTATTAAATAGATGTGGTCTCTTTACTGTAAATTACCGACATGAGCCTTGCATACCATGGCGCTTTAGGACTCCACTTGTAACACGGAATGTCCTTACCATTGTTGTCCTTGTAAATCTTCTGGATGATTTTTAATTCGTCTGGATGACCCAATGTTATTACTTTTTGACCGTCAAAATAATACACTGCACCTTTTCCCTCTACTGTAAATAAACATTTCATCTCTTCTTCTCCTTCCTGTTCGATTCCTGTATTCTGGTTATTTTTTTGTTCGCTGCATGCAGACGCTCTACTGTCAATCGCCTTTGCAATCAGCTCCGCAATTCCTTTTGTACCTAAATTTCGATATCTGGCCACATCACCTGTGCCAGTGCAGAATAATGTCTCCACGATCATGCCAGGCATATTAGATGCATTCAGATCATGGTATCCCGAACTGTACTTTACACCACGGTTAGCAAATCCTTTATTTGCGAAATTCTGGCAGATATTGCTTGCGATCGTGTTCATTGTCTGGTTAGATGCATCGTATAACCACACCTCTGTGCCGCCCGCTGACGCCGCTCCTGTCGCATTCATGTGCAAGGTGACATAGATATCGCACCCCGCACTATTCGCCTTATTTGTTCCGTTAGATAACTCGCTGGACACATTGGATGCATTGGAATTACAATCAACCACAGTATGACCGACAGCCTGCAACATTGGTGCAAGCTCATTGTAGATCTTCCGCACTTCTGCCTGCTCATCGATCAGACCTATTGCACCTTTACAATTTGGGGAATGCCCTCCCCTTAAGCCAATTTTCATTCTTTCTCTTCCTCCTGCTCTTCTGTTTCAAATGCTTTTTCCAGCTCCTCTACGGATACTCTGCCAAATTCGTTCTGTTCGCTCATGTTCTCACCTCCTTGTGCGATGTCGCACAATAAAAGAGAGCCTGTTTCCAAGCTCTCCCACTATTCTAAATCCTATTCATTTTTCCCAATCTGTTTAATTGTCTGATTCACATATGTACTCAGACCAGCCACTAAAATCCCCTGTACGATTGCTGTAAATACCGCCATCGCAATCTCCTGTCCTGTACTGATTGGACAAGATGCGAATACCCACACTGCACATAATGCAATGCCAATGCCACCCAGAATGAGCGGGATATACTTATCCTTTACCATCTGAGATTGTTTTAAGCCCATTCCGATAAAATACAATACAACTGCCACTACGATCAACTCTGGCTTTACATAATTCATGATCTGTTCCATCATTCCTCACTTTTCCTTTCCAAATCCTCAATTCTATGATTTGCTACTTTCACTTTTTCCTCTAAAATATATGTTCTTTCTACAATAGAGTTGTGCTTCTCTACCTTCTTTTCTAACTGCTCTATCCGGTACTTTACAAGCTGCGTTCCCCCGAAACTTCCAAGCAAAGTGCCAAGCAGAGATATAATTGCTACTATAACTGTATCTGTCATTTCTGTCTCCTTATTTCACGATTACCTCTCCATAACACTCATACGTAACAGGACTTTTATATTCTTCTGCAGACAATGTAACGTTTCTATTTGTTTTGAATTGTATATTTCCCGTTCCTACAGTTTTCTGTGAAACATTCATTAACATCACTAATCTTTGGTCTCCATCTGGAGTAAATGGGCATCCAACCATAATTACTCTGTCTTTGTTATCGTGCGATCCATTTGTGTCTGTATATGTTACAACGCATTTTATTTGATGCTATAATTTGCAGAATTCGGAAAATTAAAACATCCCATTTTTAGCCTTGTTATAACGGTAATAATTTTTTCTATTACTGTTATAACAAGGATTCCAGGGGTTCGGGGATGGAAGATCCCCGTATTATTTCTGCACTATTTATTTTTCTGAAAATGGCATATTATAATGTGCTGATCAACATGTATAAATCACTCTTACCTGATACCGTTTGTATCCGCTTTTCCGATATTTTAGTTCCCAGTTATTTTCGTTATAAGTCTTCCATTCCGTCTCTACACTCATGTCTTCGCTTAACTCTCGGCCCATATTTGCACTCAGTGGTGCATCACCTGCCTGTGACGTCAAATTATCCACAATATCTTTTTTCTCTACAAAGGATGATAGTGCACTCTTTATTTCATTGATTGCATACACTAAATTCTCTTTCGATATTGTTGCGAGGCTGTCTAAGTTTCCCATATTGCTCTTAACATTCTTCAACTGCTCATTCACAGTTTTAAATGGACTTTCAATGTATTTTCCATAAAAATGCTGCAATCCTGTCCAACTCAAATATTTCCTTCTATCACACTCCTTTACGCTTTACGCGGTAAACAATGAATCAATCTCTGAGTTTGAAATGCTTTCTACAGTAGGAATCTCTGTTTTCAAAGCATAACCTTCCAACTTTTCTTCTACGCCTGTATTAGTTGCCATATCTCTTGTGGCGTTTGTAATCGCCTGTGTTACCTGGGCACCTGTCTGATATCCTTTCCCGTTCAGTTCTGTTTCTGTCACATATTCCGCCGGCACGCCTGTCAGAAATCCGCTGTCGTTTGTCAGCTGGCTTGTTTTTGTCGGGAGCTCTGTTTTCTTCGCGTACGCAGTCAAATCGATCTCACGAGTTCCCAGTTTTTCATATTTTCCGTTTACCCATAAATACTCATCGTAGATATTCTGACCGGATCCGCTGTTTGCCACCAGATACAGGATTCCTTTTTCTCCGGTCTGCGGCAAGGATGATACAACCTGTGCATCAAAGCCCTTGATTCCGCTTACAGCCTGTGCGATTTCCTTTGTTACTTCTGTTTTGATCGCATAGGTGGACAGATCCACATTAACCGCCTTACTTCCTTCTGGGCTTAATGCCTGTCCGTTCACTTTTACGACTTTGATTGTAACTTCACTGTTTAGACGAGTGTTCACCCATTCCTGTATCTTTGTTTTAAATGTTCCAAGTCCTGTTAAATCTAAAAATTTTGCCATGTTCTTCTCTCTCCTTTTCTTTAAAACAATCCATTAATCTCTTCTTCTGTAATTACTTCATTTCCCGCTCCTGCTTCCAGTTCCCCTATTTTCTGCTCGACGGATTTTCCTTCCGAGAGCTGTACGCTTTCCGCCATACACAGTGGATAATCCCCATTGTTTTTTGTCGATAAGGTGTTGACAATTACTACACCTCCGTCAATACTCTGTGCCATCTCTCAAACCTCCTCCTTATTTTACTGTAACTGCTGTAGATCCAAGTCCTGCGTTTACTGACATCCATACATCATAGTTCTGTTTATATCCGGATGCATTGGTAAATTCTAATGTCTGCACTTTTTTAAATCCACCGTCAAAACCACCGACATTAAATGTAGGCGTACCGAATGAAGCTGGGATCGCATACACGATCTTCTCACCTGCTCCGGCATTTACTGTAAAACTGCGTCCTCTGCCGCCTGCAAGCGCAGAACCCTCTAACGCAAGGATATCCGCATTTTCGAGTGATGCTTTGTTAGTCTTGCCCCAGTATACTTTTGGCTGGAATGTGATTGTCACGGTTCTGGATACAGACGCATCTCTTTCATCTGTGACAGTAAGAACGATATTCGTATTTGCTTTCACTGTCTTTCCTGTGTATGATTTCTTCCGGATGCTCTTATCCAGATTTTCGGCAGCTTCGCTTGCAAACTGGATTTTCTGGGTCTTAGGTTCTTTATTTAAAGTCCATGTTACATCAGATGCAGTTACTGTCGCGCCGATTTCATTGCTGCTGTTTGTAGCTGTCAGGCTGTTAATTGCAATCTTGGTATATGCCAGATCGTCAATCTTCTGCTTGTACTCATCTGTAAAATCATTGGCAGATAACCCTTTTCCCTCCTCTTTTCTTACGTATCTTGCATCGTTTTTCTGTACCAGGTGTGCAAGTCCATCCTGATCCAGGTACTTCTTTTCTGCAGCGAGCACTGCTGCTTTTGCTACTTTCTTTCTTGGCATTTTCACTCTGCTCCTTTCATAATCTCGTCAATCTCCGGATTGGTGATCGACTCTATCTCCACAGTCCCTCCGCTGTTTGGCAGATTTACGGAACTGATTGGATCATTACCCGACAAAAGCTGCAGTTGATTCCCCTCTAACTGCAGCCCGTCTCCTTTTTGCTTTAATTGCTCCACGATCTGTTCCAGTACATGTTTATCCGCTGGAGCCTCATAATCTTCTGGCTTTTTTCGTGCTTTTACACTTAACCGAATTTCAAATATGGTCTTTCCTTCTCCCGGAATAGTCTTATATACATATGCCTGGATTGTTCCACTTCTTTTCAGTAATTCATTTGGAATGTCGACTGTGATGTCACCGTCTTCCGCTTTCCCAAGTACTACCAATGCACCATTCGTACATTTGTCAGTGAAATGTACTTGTATTTGTTCTTCTTCTACTTCCATTCCGCAGATTTGTAAAACCTGTCCGTAGTCCCATTGTGTAAGTTTTCCATCGATATCTACCCGCTTGGAGCATCCATCAAATACTGCAATAATCATTTTTTATGCGCCTCCTCCAAGCGAATCGATATCCGAATTCGGAATATCCTCTATTCCTGTTACTTCTCCAGAAGCACCCCGTGGAATTTCGAAATCAAATACCGCCTCAGTTTCTGTACCCGAATTTTCAACAGACGCCTCTGTTCCGGCCTCCCCAGTCGTAGTAGTTCCGATCCGTATTGTTGCTGCCTTTCCTGCCGGTCCTTCCGGACCCTGAATACGTCCTACATTTTTCCACTGGCCAGATACGTTGTCCCATACATATAGATTTCCATCTACCAGATAGGATTCGCCCACATTTCCTGTTGGATGTTCTCTGTTCAATTCCTCTTCTGTTTTATAGGACCCCAGTATAGTAACACCCGTTCCATCTTTTCCCGGATCCCCCTGAATCCCTTTTTCTCCTCTTGGACCAGGATCCCCTTTCTCTCCTTTAGCCCCTGTTGCACCGGATAAATCTACCATGTACTCATATCCAGTTGCGCCCTTTCTATAAACCTTGGCATTATCAGCATCATCCGGGTTACCGGTACTTATCATCACAATCGCATTTTCCGGAAGACCATCGGTTTCAAATCCTGCATTCATCTGTCCTACAGAGGCATAAATTTTTTGCACGTTAAAGCAATGCTTCCACTTTCTATGGTCCCTGACTGCAGAGAATCAATTTCCATCGTTGTAATTTCAATCGGATCATACTTCTCCAAACGATTCAGTATATCTACAAGCGCTGATATTCATTGGTTGACTGTATTTCGGATGCAGCCACTAAGTTTTCTCTGACCTCCATCTTCACTTTGAATGATGTGACAGCATTGCTACCATCAATCAAATGTAGCTGGCATTCCGTATTTCCCACTTCTGCAACCATTTGCGGCGTCAAACTGAACAGGACGCAATAATTGCTTATCACGGTTCCTTCTGTGTAAGTTTCTGATCCGCTTGGTTTCTTACAATAAATCCTGGCCTTACTGATTGTCTTTGCCATTCCGGAAATCATACAGCGCAGAAGTCTGCCCGAATCGTACTGTACTGCATAGATTGTTTGCATAATTCCCGGGTTTCTCACGTCAATGTATAAAGTTGTCGTTGTTTCCATATCACACCTTCTTTCTTATCCTGGTATCCACCTGACGAGGTAAACGTCTCCCGGCAACACACCTCCACCGCTTTTGTATCGCAGCACACAGTCCCACGGATAGTTATAGTATCCGGTTGTCCAAATTTCCTTTCCTGTCTGATCACCAGTCTGGCCGCCGGTTGTTCCGCCAAATTCATTTTGGCTGGCCTGCACAACCTGTCCATTTCCAATTCCCATTGCAGTATGGTTTACGATGTTCAGAAGGATATCCCCTCTTTGTACACCGGATCCTGTTGCCAGATTTATCTGCCCTGTCACATCCGTAAAACCGCAATTTAAAAATATTTCCCGCATATTACCGGTGTAGGTTGCCCCATTGCTTTTTACCGGAACCCCGGCATTTTCCCACGCCTGAATCAATAACGAGGAGCAATCGTAATCCGGTCCCCAGCGGTTTGTCTGATCATATCCATGACTGTTATCATTTGCGATTTGAATCGCCCAGTTTACCGCAGCTTCTATTTTTTCAGATCCTCCTGCATATTGACTCAGGTAGTTGTACCAATATCTTGCCTGCTGCCGCCTCTCGGCTTCCACTTCTACGCCTGCACGTTCAAAGTTTTTCAAAAATGCAGATGCCAGATATTCCGGTGATTCTCCGCTGGCCTTAAACTGATCAAACGACAGCGGATATGCATCGGTTGCAATCCACTGACCAAAAGAAACTGTAACAGAATCTATCCATGTAAGCTGACCGTTTGGATCCGTAATCCCATATCCGTTCGCACCTGCCCAGTTTGTATAATTTGTTGCCGGTGTCCACTGTACCAGTCCAAAGCCTCCACTATAGTTTCCCTCCTGCAGGCTTTGCCAGATTCCGGGATTGATGTTCGATTCACTTTGCATGTTGCCGCATATCCCAGCAATGGCATTCAGCGACCATCCTTTTTGTTCAAAAAAACTTAGTACTTCTCTTGCATTTCCCTGCATCTGCTCTGTGGTCAGATAAAAGTTTCCTATCGTCCATGACATCAGAAATCACCTTCTTTCGTGTTCCGCCCACAAGAAATCCTTTTTCAAACCTTAGATTTGTCCCATTCGAAAAAACTGCAGTTCCAGTCTTTCCATAAACTCCTGGTCCAACGTTTTCCGCATCTAACAGAACTGCATCCTTCGTGATCCTTAGTAAGATTTTGCTGTCTTCTTTGTTTCCATCGGTGAATAACAATGCATTTCCAACATACGTCATACAAAGAACGCCCTCATCATTTTTGTTTGAAAATAATATTGTTCCGTCCTTTATTGTCACACGCCGATTATCGCTCAAAGAATCGCAGATATATTTCCCTTCTGCGTAAATTCCATCTTTATCCAGTCGGACTATTTCTTTCCCGCTTGCATCCAGCACCCTTGCAACGCCACTATTATTGTCAAGTCCTCCGATTTCCAAAGTTCCACCTCTGATCCGATCAGCCAGCATTGTTCCTGCTGTGATAAAATCAGCAAAGAATCCCTGTCCTGTTCCAAAGGTGGACCAGTCCCAGTCTCTTCCATCTGCAGTTCTTTTGCTGGCAATCTCGAACCCCATTGTACCAAGGCACATTGCCCCAAACGTTTCCGACTCCGGATTCAAATCTTCAAATAAAACAGCGCGTACTTTCTGTTTTTGTGCGATGTCGGACTGTGCCCGAAACTGTGCTTTCACTCCGTTTATGATGCCGTTTACCTGTGCTCCTATCACAGTGCCATCCGGCCGGATTGCACTTTCTATCCGATTTGACATACTTGATACATCCGTAATGAAATTGTATTGAAAGTCTCCCAACACAACAGATGCAACCTCTTCATTGATGCAATCCCATTCCAGTTCTATGACACGTGCATCTGTTACAATATCCAGTTTGCTGTGACGACAATGTACCGTGTCTCCGATAGAAACTTCTTCCAGTTCCCGGATATCCGCGTACAATTCCGTATCATGCAGCATAACCATATCAGCGGATATCGTAACCTTCGGCTTGTCAATTCCAGCTTCAAACTGTTCCTCGCATTTTTCTTTTAGCGCATTGTTCAGTTCTTCCTGTGTATTGCAGATCACGATTCCGTTCTCTTCGTCATCTTCCGCAG